GGGCTCCCCTGACCCCACCCCCAAAGAAGGAACCGGAACCAGCGAATAAGGGACGGGATGATGAACCGACACCGAAACAGAAAAGAAACTTCCGGAACTGGCTCAAAGGTTTTTTCGTGAAAGCCCCGGCAGACGGGGCAGCTTTAGACTGGTAGTCGACAGACTGTATGCGGCTGATAATGGCAGCATCTCCATGGAGTTTGACTTTTCCGAAGAGGTGCTGCGGCGTGCCTTGCTGAACATATACAGCAGGGACTTTCATCCGGTAACCGAAATCGAAATCAACCTGTTCAATGAAATATGGGCAAAGATGAACAAGGCGGCAAAGGAAGGGTTCAGCAAATCCAAGGCCATTACTCCGGACGAGGATTTCAGAAATGCCATACTCCGGAACAACGCCGTATTCTCGGCATTCAAGGTACATCGTATGCAGAATGACATGGCACGACTTTTATTGGATTCAAACGGCATTTTAAAACCGTTCGACAAATGGGTACAGGAAGTCTTGCCCATTGCTTCCCATCAGGTTCGTCACTGGCTGCGGACGGAGTATGATACGGCGGTCATCCGGGCGCATCAGGCGGCTGACTGGCAACAGTTCCTGCGCGAACGCGATATTCTGCCCAACCTCAAATGGCTACCGTCCACCTCCATTCATCCGGGGGCTGACCACCGCCCGTTCTGGAATACCATCCGGCCGATTGATGACACGTTCTGGAACATCCACCGACCGGGCGACCGGTGGAACTGCAAGTGCGACCTCACTGCCACCGACGAGGAGCCGACACCACTTCCGGACGAAGACGACAAGAACAAGCCCCATCCCGGACTGGATAACAATCCGGGAACGGACGGCAAACTGTTTTCCGACAATCATCCATATCAGGCAGAAGCCCACAAGGGTGCCCAAAAAGCGGTGGATAAACTTATGGCCCGTATTGACGAGATGATTGCGGAAATGCCGGACTACCTTACCGGGGAGGAAAAAATGGCCATTGCCCGGAACAACCTCGAAATGGAAAAGGCTCTTAAAATCAAAAAAGGAAAACCTATGGATGTGGATAAGGCGGACAAACAGAATGCAAATCCCAAACATGTGGAAGAGTATATTTTGGATTCCAAAGGAATATACCGCGATAAAAGGGGAAACAGATACCGGAAGAACAGCGATTACGATAAAAAACGGGATACTCCATACAGTATCAACTGCCAGACTTGCGCACCGGCATACGCTTTACGATTACGTGGATGGGATATTACCGCCAAAGGCAATGTCGCAGGGTCTAAACTTGAATATCTGAGTAATGGACGTGCTTTTGAAGTCTGGAAAAACACCGACGGTACTCCGGCGCAACATATAAGTATAAACAGCTGGCTTGCGCACAAAGGATACCTGAAAATGACCCCTAAAAGGTACATGGAGTATTTCAATGAGGTATGTAAGGAAGAAGGCGTGTATGAATTGTGCATCGGTTGGAAAAGCGGGGGCGGGCATGCTACAATCCTGCAACGGTTTGCGGATGGTGAACTAAGGTATATCGAACCCCAAAGCGATAATTCTGCCGGTTCAGGAATGGAATGGAAAGACGTAAAATATTTATGTGAAATAGGAGCTGCGACTTCCCACAACTGCAGGGGAGTCCTGAGAATTGACAATAAGCTATTCGATGTCTCCTTTCTCGATATTTTCGATACATGAATCGATAACGTCAAGGGATAACGGACCGGTTATTTCGGTTGCGTCTTTACCGTCATACAGATAGACGAAAGGATAACCGGTACAGGAGTCCCCCGGAAACTTGAACACATAGGCTTCCTGGCCTTCATAAATACCAAGGTATTCGAAGGTGTCACCGTATTGCTCAATAAGTACACGGGCCTCGTTCTTTACTTGTTCCGGTATATTCATAACGCATAAAAGGCATATTGGAAGCCTCGGTTGCAAAGTTATAAATTATTCTTGAATTACTGATGATTATGGACATAAAAGATTTTACGGAAATGATAAAGCGGAAACGTGACAGGCTGGACAGTATGATGCGCCGCAAAATGCCAGTCATGGTAGGACGAATGGCCAAAGACCATTTTCAGGATAACTTCCGGCAGGGTGGATTTGTCAATGGCGGTCTTCACCCTTGGCCCAAAGCCAAACGGCTGTCCTCGGGAGGTACCGATGCCGCCAGCAATTACGGCACGCTGCTCTCCGGCAGGAAGCATCTGTTCAAGTCGGTCGGATATACACCTGCAGACTACCGGGTAAGGGTGTTCAACGAGGTGGTCTATGCGCCCATCCACAACTGGGGTGGCGAAATCGACGTCACCGTCACAGACCGCATGAGGCGCTTTGCATGGGCCAAGTTCTACAAGGCTTCGGGGAAAAGAAAAAAAGCCGACACAGGGCAAAAGAAACGCGTTAAACGACATACCAAACCGAAGGAACTGAATCCGCAAGCACAGTTCTGGAGAAACATGGCACTTACCAAAAAAAAGAGACTGCACATTCGCATCCCGCAGCGCCAATTCATGGGCGAAAGCGAAGAATTGAACAGCCGCATACGGGAGAAGATGGATCAGGAAATTACCAACATTTTAAACAGCTAAGGATATGGAAGAAGTTTTTATCGCAATCATGGAACAGATTGCACAGGAAATGCCGGAACTCTCGCTCATCGATGAGGACTACGGACAATTGGAAATGGGGGCAGAAGAAGACCAGTACCCGGTCACCTTCCCTTGTGTATTGATTGGAAATACAAGTTCTGACTGGAACGACCTCGGATATGGGGTACAGAAAAGCGAATCCATGCTGACCGTCCGGCTGGCTATTGATTGTTACGACGATACAAGCTACGCATCCGGCACGTATGACAAGGTGAGGGAAAGGCAGCAGCTGGCCGGGAAATTATACAAGTCGCTGCAGTGTCTGCAATGCACGGACAACGCTTCGCCGCTGGTACGCGAGAAAAGCCGCTCGTATGCCATGCCACATTACATCAAGGTCTATGAAATGACATTCTCATTCACACTGCACGATGAATCGGCCATGCCGTCATCTTATGGGGAATAGTTCCAGCTGGGCGGCAGTCAGACGGGGGGCTTTCACCTTGGGAACAGGCTTCAGATTGTAGTCTGTTCCCTCACGTGATTTCCGGCGGATGATGGTCATGATACGTTCCTCCGAAATAAAGAACTCCTGACGGGACAACACCTTCAGGGCGTCGTCAAAGCGCAGACGCTGCACCTCCGTCCAGTAATAGTAACGGCGGCACAGGGCTTCATCACGGAGTTCTATCAGGTTCTTGTCTCGTCCTTTGGCCATAAATAAGAGTTATTTACTGCAAAATTAGGCATTTGGCATATCAGGAAAAAGAAAAACGCCGCAATCACAACGGATACGGCGTTTTTTCTGTTTAGAGTGTGAACAAAATCACATGGTCATCAGTTCGGTATCGTCCTCACCCGGAATAAAAGGCTCGATACGGGTAATCACCTTGCTCTGTACCTTTACCCGGCCACTGCCCTTGCAGACAGGACAACGGGAGGAGGAAGGGGCTCCGCTCTGGTCTGTGTAGAAAACACGCCCCTTACCCTCGCAGTTCTTGCAAGCCATCACGTGTGGTGCGATGTTCTTTGTCTTCTCCATATCACAGACGGCAGAATGAAGGTTCGATACGGCGCCAGACACCGTTCTCGTCACGCTTGTGGAAATAGTAGTTCACCGCAGTCTTGTACACCACATTGCTCTCACGGAAGAGGTCCATGATTTCGGTGTATTCGCTGTCAAAACGGTCCTCAAGCTCGTACAGCTTGCTCACCGACTTGTAGTCCAGATCACCCTGACGGTTACGCTCGATCATGGTCATGCCGAGCTGGTACATAGGGTCATCGGTGCCAAGTTCCCGGCTCATGGCGTAGCGCTTCAGGTAATCCACCAGACGCTCGGCGGCGAGGTTGGCACGTTCGTCGAAGCTCTTCACCTTGTTACTCCTCACTTCCAGTTTCATATCACCGTCCACGATGGTAAAACTTGCCTGGTCATCCTTGCGGAGCTGGCCATAGTCACGCATCAGGTCGCGGAAAGAGGCGGCTTCCTTCTCCACCCAGTCGCGGAAGGCCTTCACGTCATCCACGACCGGAAACAGCTTGTTCTTCACTTCAAGCATGAACTGCGCACGAAGCCCTTCGTAGGCATCGCGACGGTTGCGCTTGTTTTCCTTCTCTTCCTGCTGGAGCTGTTTCAGCAGTTCTTTTCTGTCCTGTGCGGACAAGCTCTTTAACTGTTCTTTCAAGTCCATAACTAAAAAAATTAATGGTTATTATTGTTCCTTCTTGCGCCGAATCGCACGCAATTTCACCAGCAGGGTATCCAAACCCTCACAGTCAAGCTCCCGAAACTCCATGCCGGCAATACGCCTGTCACGGCAATAGGCATTGACACGGTCCCAGTTGGCTGTATCGACTCCCAAAAGTTGTAACTGGTGCAGTACCGCGGAACGCTTCTGACGGAGAATCTTCCGGAGCTCCTCACGGTAAGTGGGCGGCACCAGCTTGCGCATCCCGGCCACGGCAGCGCTGTATTCCTTCAGCGTCATGTCACGCAGGCTCGTGGTGCGGCCGTCCGTGTACTGGGAAACGATGTTTTCCTTCAGTGCGTCACGATCCGATGTCGGAAGGCGGTTCAAAAGACCGTAAAACGCCGCATAATTATCGGGCTTGTCTAACCGTTTACGGGTGTTGATATCTATCTGCATGGCTCTCTTTGTTTAAATTGTCCTTAGAAAAGGTACGTCTCCAAAAAGAAGTTAAAACGTCACTTAAAACTTTTACAATTATGCTGGAGAACGTACCCTGATTCATTATTTTTGTCTGTCACTTTTAAATTTTACAATTATGAAATTTACAGAAGAAAATGCTGATGCCATTTTGGCCGAAATCAACAAGAAATGCTCACCGTACGAATGTCCCATGTGTAAACAAAGAACAAACTTTATTTTCGGTAAAGGTGAATCTCAAATTTTATCGTTCCAACGGGAAGGGGTGCAATTAAAGGCTGACAACGGCATCAATTTTATCCCAGTCATCGTTGGATATTGCCAAAACTGTGGCTATATAGCACAATTCAATCTGAATGTCATTTTTCCAGAGAAATGACACCTTGCTGATAGGTATCATCTTGGAATTTTCCTTCTGATTCACCAGATGTTCGGTCATCAACATTCCGTTCCTGGTGAATCACCTCAACAGACACCACGCTGTTCCTGGTGGTGTTGATTGCTAAAATATATCTGTTTCCCTTCTGGCCTTTCTCGTAAAGATAAGCCCAATTCTCCTCAACCTCCACGTAACCTTGGCGGTCAACCGGAAGCCCGATACTGTTCGTGATCTGAACACGAACTTTCAGACCTTCGAATTTTTTGAATATATTACTCATAACGCTATTGTAACTACAGGTTTCTCAAGTTCTCTCAAACGTGCCTCCGGGACATCCCTCAGTATAGCAGCGGCCAGTTGCGAATCCCGCGTCTCGACAATCGCCCAACCTTCAGTCTTCGTGGAAGCACTGATAAGCATCTGACGACGCGGTTCAAAACACGTCCAGTTCAGAAGGACGCTGCTCAACCTCTCTATCGGAAGGCCGAGCTGGTGCAGGTTCTCACTCGTGTTCATTTATAGTTATTCATCAGTTCATATTCAAATTTTCACCGAACGGAATAGTATTAATGTCAGCCTTTCTCGTGTAGGCCTGCATAAGCCCCACGGAAAGCAGCATATAGACATTCTTATTCGCTTTGACAACCCCGAAAATAGAGCCGACAATATGTTCAGTCTTGCCGGTAATGATTGAGCCGGCTATCTGCTCAAGCCCGTCCGGATGGTCCTCACTTGCCGCAACGCTCATAAAGGCACTAAGATCGTTTTCCTTACAAAAGTTATCCACGTATTGGCAGAGTTCCTTTACTGCCTCTTTCTGTTTTTCTGTAATCATTTCAGTTAAATTTTAATGGTTAATAATTATATATCGAAATCGCAAAATCCTTTTTCTCGTACTGCCGGTACATCGTCTCCTCCCAGTCCGGCTCGTCCTCCTCCGGCAGGTCGTTCTCCCCGAGTTCTATTTCTTTGCGGTAAATGAGGTACCGTGCCTCCAGAAAGAAGAGGACCACACGGCGCAGGAACTCACGGGCGGAGGAGATGCCATGCCTCTCCATGAAGGCGGCGATACGGTCCGGACCGATGGTGTTCGTGCGGATACTCACCAGACACTGCCGACGGAAGTCCTTCAGCGTGCTGCCCTTTATCCCGAGCACGTTGTCAGCGATGCGGCCGAGGTTCTCCGGGATATGGTAACCGGCACCGTCGTCATCCGTCCCCACCAGCAG